AACGTCACCGCACCCGCATTGCTGGTCGTGACCATCTGGCCAAAATCAGTGGTCAGCAGCGTGTAAGCGACCCCAGTCTGCGGATTGACACCGGGATATTGCTGCCAGCTATTCACCATCTCAGTGAGCGCGCCGCGCGTGATCGCGGGCGTGATCGCCCCCGAGGTGTTGTCAGCGAAGCAGGAATTGATATTCGCGATGAGCCCCGCCTTGTTGTTGGGGGTCGTCGGCGGCGGATTGGGCGGACACTGCGCCAGCGCGGGTAGCGCGGAGGCGAGCAGAACGATTACAACCAAAAGTATACGTAACATTATTTCACCAACCTATGGTTTTTGTGTTCCTTAAAGTTGCAATGGGCGATTTGAACATCCTACGGTCGAGTGAAACTGTCTTTGGGGCGGTAACGGGGTCATCCTTCATCGTGAGGTATTTGCGCAGCATATCGCCTGACCCGCCGGAGCCGGGCGCGTCGGACAGATACGCCTGCCAGCGTTCGTCGTCGGCGAGCTTGAACAGCTCACCCGCGAGCCGCGTGTAGAGGTAGGCGCTATTGGGGAACCAGGGAACCGCAGGCGTGTACACCTGCATGTTGGGGTCGAATGTGATGTCCGGCATGATCGGATTGTAGCGCACCGTCGCCGGATAATTGCCGGACGCAGGCGGCCACACGAACAGCCCCATCGGGGTCGAGGCAACGTCGACATAAACAAGATAGGGATAGGACGCGAGCCCCGGCTGCTGGACGAACGTGTCGAACTCTTCTTGTGTGACACCGATCAGCTTATAAGGAACCTGGAATATCTGGTAGAAGCTGCCGTTGCGATGCAGTCGTAAAAAGTCAGCAGGCATCGGGTTAGGCCCGCTGCCAGGAGCATAGCCAAGACCTGAAGCTGTAGTGCTGAAATTGAAATTGAAGCTCTTGCGGATAGTTTGAAAATCGTAATCCTGATCCAGCTCTTGCAGGACGGCGTTCAGGAGCTGCAACGCCTGCGCCGTGAACCCCGGCACATTGGCGATCTGCGTCGCGATACTGATGATCTGCGCGGTGCTGAGAGCCATCTAGTCCTCATCGGAAAACTCAATCCAATTGTCCGGATCGTCCGGCTCATCCTGCTCCGTCCGATAGGCTTCCCACTCCTCCGTTGGCAACGCGCGCCTCCCATCTGGCAAGGTCTTCCTTCATGCTGGCGATCCGCTTCTTGATCGCCTCGGCGTTGTCGTAAGCCTGCCGCTGCTGCTGGATTTCCGCCTGCGTGAGCCGCAGCTCGCCCTTGCGGTTGCTGGAGTTCCAGGTCTCACGCAGTCGCTGATCAGCACGCTCGATGTTCAATTGCTGCTGCTCGGCAGTGGCGTGCTCGCGCTTAAGCTCAAGCTTGAGCTGCTCGACCTGACCCCAGGCATATTGTCGTTCGCTGGCGTCCCGTAGCTTGTCAAGGATGGCATTAAGAGTAGCGACATCGCAGTCGCGCTCCACGAAAGTCTGCAGCACAATCTGTCGCTGGCCATGCAACGCACACTGGAAGCTAATCCCGATCGCCGGGATTTTGTCGAGATGCAGATTATCGTCCATCCTACACCTTCAGGAACGGGGCATTACTCACCGCGCCAGTCGCCATGCTCATACGCGTATGACGCTGCTTGCGGAAATGATCCTTGCCGCGACCCTCGATCTCGGCCTGATGCTCCCAAGCCTTTTGCATGGTGTCGCGCAGCATGATCGCCACGCTCTGCGAGAGGCTGTAAACTTGCCCTTGCTGGTACTCGCGATTGTTCACGCGAATACAGTTTCCGCTCTCCGGCAGGTCGATCAGCACCTGCTCGATCGGCTCGATCAAGCCACGATCCTGGCGCGCCTTCGCGAGCATGTCCTTCTTGACCCGCTCGCGCTCTTTGGCCTTCTGCTCCTTGTCGATCTCCTTCTGCACCTCGGCTTCGAGGGCAGCGAGTTCCTGCGGTGTAAGCAGCTCGGTCATGTATGCACCCATCCGGCTGCAGCCGCAGCCCGGCCAGACACGAGGATCGGCCAGCCGGTCTGCGGGTCATAAAAAACGTAATCGCCGGGCCGCATGCGCAACACGCCGCGATTGGGCACGAACAGCAGTCCCTGCGGTGTTATTCCGTTGGTCGGCCCGTAGATCGGATGTATGGGGTTGATGTCATCAAGGATGTTTATATCGATCGTGGCAAAATCCGCGATGTTGGCAAAATAGCCACCTGCATTCATGACATTGCCGGCCGGCATGCTTGCCAGCGCCGGCAACATCGGGATGCCGATCAACGTCGTCGTTGTTGCCGTTCCGCCTGTTATGGTTGCGATGACACCCTCCTATTAGTTAGCGATGCCAGACGGATGATCAAAATTCGGGCCAAACTGAGAGACGCTCTCAACCCGGCACATGAAATTTTGATTTTCGATCAGCGTCCCGTAAAAGCATTTCCAGCCGACGACGCGCAATTGATTGAGCGGGTCGGATTTATCTGCTTCTTTCAGATACGTGAACTTGACGTCGTCGAGCAGCACCTGACCGTAGGCACCGCGGCCGATGATGAACGTGGCATAAGCGGTGATGCCCGATGCCGGAGCCGCAGGCGGCTGCCGCGCCGAGCCCGTCAAGCTAGTGATCACAACAGTGCCGCCAGGCGCGAGGCCGACTGCCTGCCCGGTGTACGCGCCGGTCGTCGGACCGGTCACCGTCGCGCCGCCCGTGCCGATCGCGGCCGTAGTGCCGAGCACCGCATTCGCCATGCTCGATGAGGTGCTAATGTAGACGTTGTAAAGGAAGCCTGCAGTGCTGGGCAGCACAACAGCGATCGACCCGGTCGAGCCCGAGGCGATCGCTGTCGACGGCGAGATGGCGTAGACTTGGCTCTCGAATTGATTGTTTGCGTCGTAACCGGTTACTTGCAGGAAATAAGGACCGCCAGCGGCGGTCAGCGACCCGTTAGTGGTAGACGGGGTGTACGTGACACCGTTCGCGTTGTTGGCAAAGCCGGTAAATGACGGCACCATGTTGCTCTCGCAAAACCGGATGCCATTGAACTCGCCCGCTTCGTAGTTGTAGAGGCGGTTGATATCGCTGTACGACCAGGCGGTCTGCACCGCGGCGTTTTGCCGGAGATCAGCAGCAACAAAAGGATGGATGATCGCAGTATAGTGCGGCATCTGCCGCGGATTATTGGATGCCTTCGCGCCGCCAGCGTCCGCATCGAGCTTGGTGTCGGTCATCTCGTCGCCGCTGTAGCGCGGCGCGCCCTGATTGAACAGCAACGCGTAGGCGCGCTGCACCTCAAACGGCGAAAGCACGTCGCCGGCGACCAGCGCCGCGCGCGAGGCGCGCGAGTTGACGAAATTGTATTGTAGCCCGCCGAGCAGTGTCTGGAACGTATTGCGTTCGAGTGTTTCAGCAACCTGCAAGCCCACCAGCTCGGTCGCTTTTTGAAATAAGGGGTGGTAGATGGTCATCTCGGCGACATCAGTGATTGTTATTTTGTCGCCCCATTGCTGCGCGACGACACTCACCTGCTGAATGCTCATCGTCTCGCCGATCGGCGGCACGCCTTCCGAAATCGGAGCGACCGGCAGCGGCACGCGCATGTAGCGGGTCGCCATGTACGTGGTGCCGCGGCCTTTAGGGAGGGTTAGAGGGTCACCAAATTGATAGGCGACGAGCTGCTTGCGCGCGAGCGGCAGCGTTTTCTCTGCGATGTAATTGACGATGTCGCCAGAAAACTGGCTACCGACGTTTGCAGTCTGTCCACCGATGGTCGCCATCTTGAGCCTCGCTTATGCGCGGGCCCCGTACGACCCGCTAGATTAGAACGTCCTTCAGCCGTTCCTCGGCTGTGCTCACCTTGCGGGATTGCGCCGACGATGCGCTGCTCCGGTTGGAGCTAGGCGCGACCCGCTCTCGCTCCACTCGTTGGCGCGCCTGCCGACGCTGGCTGCCGCCATTGGCGGCCCCCCGGTCGGCCTGCTGGCCAAGCAAATAAAAATAGATAGTCTCCCTGTCGGTCGGTGCTCCTTTGCGCATCTGCTCCGCAAAGGTCTTCTCGACCTCGTCCTGCAAACGCCGACGCGCCGGGCTCGTCGCGCAGCGCGCGTCGAATGCCGCCTTGTCGAGCATGGCTTGGGATTGCAGCTGCGTCTGCCGCATTGACTCCGCGACACGCTGCTCGTGCCGGGTGATGCGGTAATCCGCACGCTCCTCCGGCGTCATCAAATTCATACGCTCGCGCTCTTGCGCGTCGGTCGCGTCGCGTTGCCGTTGGGTCCAAAGCTGCCTTTCCTGCTCTCGCTCGCGTTCTAGGCGATCCTGCCGCTCGCGTAGCTCACGGTTCTCATTGGCTAGTCGTTGATACCTTTCGCGGGCACTGCGCCCTCGCGGCTCGTCTTCAT